CAAAAGTAGCAGTTGGTACTGTCATTAATATAACTTTAACTTCATAAAAAAGGTAAGGAATCGTGACAGACCTTAATTGTAGAGTGGCAAAAGTAGAACAAAAGATTGAAGGACTTACCCAAGAACTGCACAAAGAGCTGGAAGATTCACGCAGAAGATCAGATAGAATATTTTTAGCATTAGATGAACTTAAAAAAGACTCTGCAAACAATAAAGGTTTTTTTGGTGGTGTTGTATTTGCTGTCGGTGCTATCTTTGCTGTTATAGCTTATGTATTTGGTAAAGGTTAATGAGTGCATTAGAGATATTAATTAAACTCATTAAAGATAGTGAAGGTTGCAAATTAAAAGCATATAAATGTCCAGCTGGGATATGGACTATTGGTTATGGACAAACCAAAGGTGTTAAAGAAGGAATGGTATGGACGCAACAACAAGCAGATGAAGATATAATTAAAACCGCATTACAGGCTTTTAATGAGGCGATTAAGGCATCACCAATACTAGCAACTGTTAACATGGAAAAACAAGCTGCAATAGCGGATTTTGTTTATAATTTAGGCATAACGAATTACAATAAATCAACATTAAAACTAAGGGTTGATAAAGGTAACTGGGTTGCTGCATCAACAGAGATCAAGAAATGGAATAAGAGTAATGGAACTATTCTTAATGGTTTAGTTAAAAGAAGGCAATTAGAAGCTGACTTATTAATCAAATAACAGGTGAACTATGAAAGAGTATTTAAAAGAATTATTGCGTGAAGGTAGCACCATTAGGGGATTAATATGGTGTCTAGGAGCGTTTGGGATATATAATATGCCATCTGAACAATCACAAGCTATAACATCATTAGTTATGGCATTAGCTGGATCACAGGGTATGTTTTTTACCGATAAATTAGGAAAATAACAATGGCAACATCCGTTTATACAAAATATACCGCTGGAGTTGAGTCATTACTTGAAGGCACAAACTCTGGCACAGATGTCTGGAAAGTAGCACTAGCTGCAACCATAAATCTTGCTGATACTACTTTTGTAGCTGGTACAACTGATCTTGCAACTGCTGGAGGCTATACTGCTGGTGGTAATACTTGCACCACTACATCATCTTCACAAACCGCTGGATTATTTAAATTAGTTCTTGCTAGTCCTGCAACATGGACAGCTACAGGTGTTGGTTTTACCTATCGTTATGCAATCTTGTATAACTCAACACTAAACGTACCAATAGGCTCTTGGGATTACGGCTCAAGTCAGGTTGTTACAGCAGGTGAAACAGTGCAGATCGTACTCGATGCCACTAATGGCGTATTCCAAGTTAGCTAAGGAACTTAAATGGCTCTAATTGTTAATGATAGAGTAAGAGAATCAACCACAGTTGTTGGAACTGGAACAGCAACTTTATTGGGTGCTATTACAGGCTATCAAGCATTTTCGGTAATAGGAAATGGAAACACTTGTTATTATACAATCGCTGACCAAATAGGTGCTAACTGGGAAGTTGGTATTGGTACTTATACAAGTTCTGGTAATACACTTGCTCGTACTACTGTCTTAAAGTCATCAAATTCAAATAACTTAGTTAGCTTTACTGCTGGCACTAAAGATGTATTTGTAACCTACCCTGCTGAAACTGCGGTATCTGGCGGTGGTGGTGGAACTTATCCTACAGTACAACCATCACTCAACCTAGACTTTGCCAATAGCAAACAACTTGATCCAAGAATTACGTTCGTGCGGAACTCGACAGCCACATACTATGATGGTCAAACATCTGCATTGGCTGAACAGAATTTGTTGTTGCAAAGTCAAACATTTGCAACTACTTGGGTAACCTCAAATACAACTCTTGGCTCTTTAACAACTGCACCCGATGGAACTACTACAGCTTATCCATTAACAGCTTCTGCTATTAATGGAACTTTATTACAAACATTTACTGCTACAGCTAACGCATACACTTTTTCTATATACATTCAGCGAGTAACTGGCACAGGCAATATAGATATTACAGTTGATGGAACAACCTATGCTACTCAAACAACAACTGGCACATGGACAAGATTTAATATAACTACAACACCTTCTGCTGGCTCTAAAACGGCTGGTATTCGTCTAGCTGTTTCTGGTGATGTAGTTAATATCTGGGGCGCACAACTGGAACAACGCTCTTCAGCCACAGCCTACACACCCACAACCACAGCTGCAATAACCAACTACATTCCTGTCCTTATGACAGCACCTGCCAACGTGGCAAGGTTTGATTGTGATCCGATAACTCGTAATAGCTTAGGCTTGCTGATTGAGGAGAGTAGGACTAATTTACTGAGGTACTCTGTTGGAAACGGGGCAAGTTGGAATATTAGAACAGGTGCGTTAGTAACTACAGCAAATGCTCAAGTTGCTCCAGATGGAACTATAACTGCTACACAGCTTACAAAAACAGCAATAACTGATACTGTATGGCAACAAGCATTTACTGCCGTTGTTGGCGTAACTTATACAGCATCGGCTTACTTTTTAAAGACTTCAAGCGTCAATGTAATTGAGTTTGCTATACGATTATCTTTTATAGGCGGGGATTATAGTGGTTATTTAAGTTTTGATACATTGACAGGAAATTATGTAGTTAGATCGGGTGCTTTAGCAAACATAACTATAGTAGATTGTGGGAGATATTGGCGCATACTCATAACATCATCTGGAACAACATCAGGAACTTTAAGCGACAGTGTTATTATTATTAGACCAACAACTGGAGTTATAGTAGGAGGTTTTAATACTACAGCAATAGGTTCTTGTATATTCTGGGGCGCACAGCTTGAAGCTGGAGCTTTTTCGACATCCTATATACCTACAGTAGCCTCAACCGTAACTCGTGCTGCTGACCAAGCGTCAATGACAGGGACTAACTTTAGTAGTTGGTATAATCAGGCACAGGGAACGCTGTATGCTGAATCGGATGATAATGGGGTAAACAATAATGGTGCTGCAACTTTGTATAATATAGGTGCATCTAATAATAATGCGATTGCATTTTATGGTAATGGGACGTTAAATACAGCAAGATTGCTGGTTAGACTAAATGTAGTTTATGTAATCAATACATCATCTTCTGCAACGACTCAACCTATAAAACAAGCAGCATCATTTAAAGATGGTGCAGTATCATGTACTGCTAACGGAATTCTGTTTGTTACAAATGTTAATGTTAATATTCCTCATAATTTGGATACTCTTTATATTGGTTATTTTCCCGGTACGGCATCTTATCTTACTGGTCACATCCGCAAACTCTCCTACTACCCTGTGGCTCTTTCATCTTCCAACCTTGTGGCTTTGACATCATGAAAAGACTAATCCTTACAAGCCCAACTGGGTTGACTTTAGACCAACTAACACCTGAACAACAATCAGCCATCCAATCTGTATTTGCTCAGTATATTCTGCCAATGCCAGGAACAATCAGCTATGGTACGGATAGTTATACAATTACCAAGCCAGACCCTGATTCTACAACAGAAACACCTTTACCAGACATTATTGAAGTGTTTACAGGCTTATCAATATTAGATGCAGTAACCAGTGATAATTTTAATCCTGAATCTATTATAGTTTTGCAATTACCGTTTACCATTATGGGTATGTGGCAATGGGAAGGCACTGCTGATTCACCATTAGTTGAGTTACAAGCATTAGACCCTAGTTTTATTAACTATTTACCTGATACAACAGACGAGGACGGCAATCCTGTTCCTCCACTTTTACATATACCCAATAACTGGGCTGGCTGGTCAGAGGTGATCGTATGAGTACATTAATTGGGACGGCGTCTGACCAAGTACCCGTGAATGGGATGCTGGGGAAAGCTGCATTTCTAAGTCAAGATGTTCCTGTATATGGAGCATTGCAAACAATACAAACAGCGCCAACTATAGCCTCAGCAACTACCATTGCACCGACGGCTTATATTACGTTTATATCAGGTACTACAGCGGTTGCAAATATTACTGTGCCTCAAGCATTATTGGCTACAGGTGGTCAAATTACATTGATTCCAACAGGCATTTTCACAACCACAACCGCAGGGAATATAGCACTAGCATCAACAGCAGTAGTTAGTAAGGCATTGATAATGACGTATGATGCCACTACTACTAAATGGTATCCGAGCTACTGATGTTTGGCGCAAGTCCTTTTGCAACTACACCTTTTGCAGCAAATGAAAATAAATATTTTTATGCAAGCGGTGGAGTCTATGCATATTCTGGTAGATCAAGCACATTATTAAAAAGCAAAATACTAAGTGCAGGAAATGGGACATACAGCTATGTTGGAAATTCTGCATCGTTATTAAACTCTAATTATTTAGTAGCGACTAATGGATCATATTCTTATATTGGTAAAGATAGTATTTTACTTAATAGCAAATACCTAGTTGTTAATAATGGAGTGTATTCTTACGTTGGTAGTTCATCAGAAAGCCAAAGAACATGGTGCGTAATAGCAGATAATGGAACTTACTCATATCTTGGACGCAATGTAACGATACTTAATAATCGCAGGATAGTTAGTGCAAATGGCACATATACATATAGCGGATTTACCTCAACAAACAAATTATTTCTAGGCGATTGGGAATTTGAGTTTGGTGCAGTAGATGTATGGACATGTCAAGATGAAGGAGCAACAGCAGTTTGGACAGAAGAAACAACAACACCAATAACTTGGAATTAAAATGAATTATTCAGAAATTGTAGACTTGGCGTTAGGTTATGCA